GATACTGCCAACAGACACTACGCAGAAATACTAAAACAAGTAGAAGCAGGAACATTAACCATCAAGGATGCTGAGTAATGTTAGCTTTCTCTGCATTTGCTGAGTCTCCCTTTTCTTCGTTAGGGGGAACTGTTAGATTTGGTAGCACAACACAAGAAGCTATCTTTTCTAAAGTATCGGCAGGTGTAGCAGAGTTTGTCGGAGAAGCTGATTTATCTGCTAATTTTGTAGTAAGTTCACTGGCTTTTGTCTTGCAGTCAAATGGTGCGACTTTTGAGTTTGCATTTACACAATCGGCAGATGGTGTTAAACTGAAGCCAGGAGTTTCATCGCAAGATATAAACTTCACACAAACATCAACTGCTATTAGAAAAGCAAGTGGTGTAGGAACAGCAAGTGTGAATTTCACACAAACGGCAAATGGAGATATTTTATATGAAGAAATTGTGCCAGCAGATAATGAAACATATACTACTATTACACCGAGTGGTACAGAAACATGGACAGAGATAACACCAAGTGGTACAGAAACATACACAGAAATAGACGCATGAGGACATAATGGCATCAACATATACTGGAAATACTGGGATAGAAAAAATAGGTTCTGGAGAACAAGCTGGAACTTGGGGTACAACGACCAATACAAACTTTGACATTATCGACAGAGCTTTGAATGGAGTTGTGACTTTAAATATAACTGGTGATAAAACATTAACTACGAGTGATGGTGCATTATCTCAAGGACACTATAAAGTTTTAATACTAAGCGGAACTCCAGGTAGTGGATTTAATGTACTTTTTGATCCAAATGATCAACAAAAATGGTTTTTTATTAAAAACAGTACTGGTCAAACAGCAACTATAAAACAAGGTGGTGGCTCTGGATCTACTGTTACTGTACCAAATGGCACATCAACTATTGTCTTTGCAGACGGCACTGGTGCAAATGCTAATGTGAATTCTATTCCGACAGATTTACTTTCTGACACAACTCCTCAGTTAGGAGGTAACTTGGATACAAATGGAAATGCTATATTGTTTGGATCTAGTAAATGGTCTATTGAATTAGATACTGGAGACAATGATTTACTTTTTAAATATAACGGAACAGCAGTATTTAAATTAGCTTCTAACGGAGCTGTAACATCGGCAAATAACATCACAGCTTTTGGAACTGTCTAATGGCGGCATTACAATCATCTGGAGCAATATCCTTTCAAGATATTGAATCTCAGTACAATCCAGGCACTAACTTTCCTAGTAGAGCCTTAACTGAGTTTTATCTAGGTGGTTCTTTAGTTCGAGCAAATGCAGGTAATAATACGGCTACAAATTTATCAGCAGGTGTGCCAACTTCTGGTGCAATATCTCTCAATGATTTTTATGGTAAAGAAAGAGCTTTTAAAAAGACTTATTCATCAACTGCAACTAATCAAAGTGGTGTAGGAGTATTTGGCGATGACTTTGCTGTAGACTATCCAAAACAGATTGTAATTAATTCATCTATAACTGTAGGTGCAACAAGCACGGCTAACCCAGCACTTAAAATAGATAGCACTGGTACAGGCACTATAACAATTACAAACGAAGGAAGTATAGAGGGTGCTGGTGGTGCAGCAGGTCAAGCTGGTGGTAATGCTCTACAAGTGGATGGAAGTGTTGCTGTAACTTTAGTCAATAATGGAACAATAAAAGCTGGAGGTGGAGGTGGAGGCACTGGTGGTGCTGGAGGCAAAGGTGTATATACTGGATCTGCTACTTTTTCTAGTTTAGTCGATGAAGGTGGCGGTGGTTCATCTACTCCTCAAAATAATAAACCTACTTGGTTAAACTCTATTTATACAGGTGCTGGTAATTTAGATGGTGTTGGTGTTGTAGGCGATAGATTATGGGGTGGTATTAATGCACAGTTTAATCGTGGTATTAATCCAGCAGAGTTTGATATAAACCATTCTGGCAGTGCAGGTGCTGGTTTTACTGGAAATTGTGCAAACAGAGGTCCGATTTATATTTCTGCACAAACTAATTTAACAGGTGTATATTCTGTTAGTGCCTCTATAAGCACCTCATATGGAAGTGGTTATGGAACTCCTACCATAAATGTAAGTACAAGTAATGTTACTTCTGGCACATCAATAAGTAATAGTGGCACTGCGAATATAGCATCAGGTACAACATATTATTTTACTGCTTATGGTACAACTTCAAATAATCAAAATTATTATTATAATAGTTTAAGTATGAGCGTGTCTGGATCTCCCTTAGTGACACAAGATGGTGGCACTGGTGGAGCAGGTGGTGTGGGTCAAGGTTATGATCAAGCGGCTGGATCTGGGTCTAGTGGTGGAGCTGGGTCTAATAATGCAGGTGCTGGAGGAACTGGTGGAGCAGGCGGTGCTTTTGGAACAGCAGGATCAGATGGTGGCACTGGAGCCAATGGCTCTGGTACAAGCGTAAGTTATCCAGCTACAGCACCAACAAATGGCACAAGTGGAGCTTCTGGTGGTGCAAGTGGTAAGTCTATTCAAGGTGTTAGTAATGTTACAGAGAGTGGCAGTGGAACTAAAACTGGAGCAACGGCATGATAAAAGCATTAAAATTTAAACCAGGTATTAATAGAGAAGTTACACCTTATTCAAATGAAGGTGGTTTTTTTGATGGTGATAAAATACGTTTTCGTATGGGGTTTCCAGAAAAGATAGGTGGTTGGGAAAAGTATTCTCCTAATCAATACTTAGGTAGTGCTAGAAGATTACACAACTGGATAGGGTTAGATAGTTCTAATTTTCTTGGTATTGGCACACATCTTAAATATTATATTGAAGAGGGTACAACATTTAATGACATAACTCCTATCAGAAAGGTCTCTACAAATAGTATAACATTTTCTGCATCTACTTCAGCGAATGATACAAGTGCTGGAACAACAACTGTTACTGTTACAGACACAAGTCATGGAGCAGTTGAAAATGATTTTGTTACGTTCTCAGGAGTTCATGCTGATGGACTAGGTTCTGGAGGAAATATAACACAAGCAATTTTAGAAAAAGAACATCAAATTGTTAATATATTAGATGCTAATAGATATACAATCGTTTTAAATGTTTTAGCAACTGCTTCTGATAGTGGTAATGGTGGTTCTGGTGTAGATGGTGATTATCAAGTTAACGTAGGATTAGATCAAGTTATTGGAGGCACTGGCTTTGGTGCTGGTACATGGAATGGTGTTACTAATGGTGCTTTACAAACAACTATTAATGAAGGTGGTACATTTAGTAATTCTGATACAACGCTCACAGTAACAAGTGGAACTGGTATAGCTACTAATGATGTTATACTTGTAGATAATGAGCTTATGTTAGTTACTAATGTCGCTACTAATGATTTAACTGTGGTTAGAGCTTATGCAGGAACTGGAGCAAGTAGTAACGTAAACACTGCAACACATGGTGGTTCAAATGACACTTTAACACAAGCTGATGGTACAACTATAACAGTAAATGCAGTTACATCTAACGTAGCAACTGATGCAGCCACTCATGCGAATGGATCTACTGTATTTTTAGTTTTTGGTAATGCCAGTTCAGATAATGATTATGTGGGTTGGGGTAATGCAGCAACAGTTACAGTTACAACGCAGATACGTCTTTGGTCACATGATAATTTTGGCGAAGATCTTATACTTAACATAAGAGATGGAGAATTATTTTACTGGGACAAGAGTTTAGGGTTAGCTGGTCGAGGTGTTGAGTTAAGTGCTACTAATACGTTTAGTGGAGAGAAGAGTGTCCCTAGAGTTGCAAAACAAGTATTAGTTTCAGATATAGACCGTCATGTTATAGCTTTTGGATGTGATAGCGTAGGAAGCTCTAGTGATCCGAGAGGAGACGGAGTTCAAGACCCATTACTTATTAGGTTTAGCAGTCAAGAAAATCCAGTTGACTGGTTTCCAACTACAACGAACACCGCAGGTGATTTAAGGTTAGGTGCAGGTTCTACTTTTGTACAAGCCGTGGAAACAAAAAGAGAGATTCTAGTTTTTACAGATAAATCATTACACTCTATGCGTTTTATTGGTCCGCCATTTACTTTTGGTATATCACAGTTAGCGTCTAATATTACAATTATGTCTTCTGCTTCGGCTATTGCTACAGAAGATGTTGTATATTGGATGGGTATTGATAACTTTTATGTTCACGCTGGACAGACTGCACAGTTACCTTGCACAGTAAAAGACAAAATATTTTTAGATTTTAACTTAGCACAAAGAGACAAAGTTGTTGCTGGTATTAATTCAGAGTTTGGTGAGGTGTGGTGGTTTTATCCATCTGCCGACTCTAGTGAGTGTGATAAATATGTTATATGGAATTACAATGAAAAGGTTTGGTATTATGGGTCTTTAACTAGAACAGCATGGCTCGATAGAGGTATAAGAAACTTTCCAATAGCAGCAGGTAGTGGATACATATTTAATCACGAATTAGGGTTTGATGACGATGGAAGTGCAATGACTTCTTTTGTAGAAACATCGCCTATGGATATGGGAGATGGAGAAAAGTTTGCTTTTATCAGAAGAGTCATACCAGATTTAACTTTTACTGGTTCTGTTACTGGTAGTTCTCCAAATGCTACTTTTACAGTAAAAGCAAGAGACTTTCCAGGCGAAGACTTTTCTCAAACTGGAACTGGAACTGCTACTAGAACGGCAACAAATCCAGTTGAAGCGTTTACAAATAAACTTGACTACAGAATTAGAGGAAGATCTTTTGCAATAAGACTTGATTCCAGTGCTTTAGGGTGTAAATTTAAAATGGGAACACCAAGAATTGATATTAGAGAGGACGGAAGAAGATAATGGCATTAGTAGGCGTACCAGCACCAAGATTACCAGAGCCACCAGAACAGATTGATAGACAATATGTAGAAGATTTAGTAAGATCTTTAGAAATATTTATTTCACAAGAGAGAAATCCAGGTGAGTTACGAGCAACTAAAATTACATTGACTGACTTACCAACTAGCTCTAGTGGACTAGAAGTAGGAGCTTTGTTTAACGACAGTGGTACTATTAAAATTGTTACATAAATGGTATAGTAGATAAAATGGGAATCTTTAAAAACATCACAAGAACATTAAAACAAGCAGCGCCAGTAATTGGTAGTGCTATTGGTATGTATGTTGGTGGTCCAATAGGAGCTGCCATAGGTTCTGGTATAGGATCTCTTGCAGCAGGTAGGGACACACAAGAAGCACTAACAAATGCCGCTTTAGCTTACGGAGTAGGCAAACTTAGTGGGTATGGTCCACGCTTTGAAAAATTACCACCAGATAGACAAATAGTTGGAGCAGTAAATAAAGGTGGTGGCTCTACTGGTGCATTTGGATTAAATAAAGTAAAAGGGTTTGACTCTGTTCCAGTCAATAAATCTGGAAGTTTCTTTACCTCTCCAACTGGCATAGCAACTCTTGGACTTGGTGCAGCAGCTCTTAGTGGTTTAGGTGAAGAAGAAGAAAAGAAAACATTTGCTTCGAGACAACCAGATCCAGTAGGTAAATCAAGACTAGGAATAGGGTTGATAGGAGACAAAGCTTATAATTTAGATGATGAAGAAGACAGAAAGAGATATTTTGAAGACCTTAGAAAACAACAAGGCGTAGCACCAACTAAATTCGCTGCAAGTGGTGGAGAAGTAGAGGGCCCTGGAACAGGCACAAGTGACTCTGTACCAGCTAGGCTATCTGACGGTGAATTTGTTCTAACTGCCAAAGCCGTAAGAGGCGCTGGTGGTGGAGATAGGGACTTGGGTGCAGCTAGAATGTATGATATGATGTCTGAATTAGAGAGGGTTGCGTAATGGCAGAAACTAAACAAGAACAAATAGTAAGGTTAGCACCTTTTCAAGAAGAATTTTTAGCAGATATTTTTGAAAGTGCTAAAAACTTGACGGGTGATGGCACACAAATGCCATTCTCTAAACAGCAATTAGCAGATTTATCCGAAGGACAAAAAGCAGCAATAGCAAGTGCATTAGGAGGAGTTGGTGCATTCCAACCTTTTCTCGATCAAGGTAGTGCAGCAGTAGGACAAGGTATTGCAGGCGCACAAGCTGCGAGTTTTGATCCTACGAGTTATCAACAATTTATGGATCCTTTTATGGAAGATGTCATCGCAAGAACACAGGCAGACATTGCAGACAAAGGAAGACAACAACAACTACAAGCACAAGCAAGTGCAGCAGGTTCTGGTGCATTTGGTGGCTCCAGACAAGCCATATTACAAGGACAGATTGCAGCCGATACAATGGATCAACAAGCAAGAACTGGAGCACAGTTAAGATCACAAGGTTTTGCACAAGCACAAAACTTGGCTCAACAACAAGCTAATCAAGCATTGAGACAAGCACAACTAACTGGTCAGTTGGGTGTGTCACAAGCGGGTCTTGGACAACTTGGACAACAAATGGGTGTGCAAGATATTAACACATTGTTAGGCATTGGTGGATTGCAACAACAACAAGGACAAAGAGAGCTTGATGTTGAAAGAGCAAATCAATTAGCTCAACAAGCATTGCCTTTCCAAAGAATAGGGTTTATGTCTGACATCTTTAGAGGTGTACCAGCATTGCAACAAACTTATTCAACAACCACGACACCACCACCAAGTCGATCATCACAGTTATTAGGACTTGGTATTGCTGGACTTGGTGCAGCTGGACAAGCAAGAGGATTTGGTAACTTATTTAACTTTGGAGCAGCTTAATATGACTGTATATAATAGAAAGATGTTTCGTAAGAAAGCTGGTGGCGCTACTGGTGGCGCTACTGGTATCATGGCTAGTGGTCCAGAGCTTATGAAAAGGTTTAGTGTAGGTGGTGTTAATAGATTTGGAGCTGGAGATCCTAGAGCACAAATAACACAACCAGGCACTAAGTTTCGACTAAACTATCCTTCTCAATTTTCTACTCAAATACCAAACACTAGTTTTATTCCTACTGGAGATACAGGACTTGGGAGTTCAATATTAACTATTCTTAATCCTTTTTCAAGATTTGGTGATATATACCAAAGTAATGTAGACGCTCTTGAAGATGAAAAAGCCGAAACAAAAAATATAATAGCAAGAGCTAGAAGTAGAAAAGGAAAAGATGTTCTAAAAAATAGAATAGCAGCCACTCAAGGTATAGATGTTATGCCTGCAAAACCTGCTGGGGATGTTGGTCCGTTTAAAATGGGAGACAAACAACAAAATGTCCCAGGTATTATTAGCGATACTATCGTTGGGACTGAACAAAACATTAAAAAATTTACAGATTTTATTACACCTAAAATAAACAAAACACTGGACTTTTTTAAAAAAATGCCAGGGGATGTAATTGATAGACTTGAAGAAAGAAGAAAAGCATACGAACAAGAAAAAAAAGATAAGATACAAGCTGAAGAATTTGTTTCTGTTACTGGTGGTCCAAGGGTAGAGGGTGAAGGTGAAGAGTTTCCAGAAGTTCCTAAATTAAGACCTGAAAATCTTCTTGGAGAAGCATCAATAGTTGGAGAGGCATCACACAATGAAAAGGATTTGTCAGAAGATAAACAATCTACAGAAGTTGTGATTAATAATACAAAAAATAAAAACACTAAAAAAATAGATGAGGCTAAAAAAGAGGGTTCAAATGCTACAGCAGAGAATCATTCTTTTTCTAATAATTTTTTAGATGCTAACAATAAAAATTTAAATACAGATAATTTAAGTAATGTTTTGGGAGTTAACTTAGAGGGATTAAGTTTAACCGATAGAAAAGCTTTATATTCTAATATATTAGAATCAACAGTTGGAGATAAAGGAAGTATTAAATCAGACAAAGATTTTAACCTTATTATGACTGGATTATTAATCGCTGCTGGAGACAGTCCAGATGCATTGACAAATATAACAAGAGGACTTGCACAAGGTTTTAAAATGTATGGTGATGCACTGGATGACGATAGAAAAGAAAAAAGACAAATACAATTAACAGCCACAAAATTAGCTATTCAAGCAGAAGAATCTGCAAAAGAAAGAATGTTTAAGAAAGAGGAAAACAGATTAAACAGAGTTACTACAGTTATAAACAAAATGATTGATAACGCTGGTAAGAATAATAATAAGTTTGGACAAACTTTAACTACCACAATAGCAGCCAATCCTAAAGATTACATGAGTGAAACAGAGTATGCCAATTTTATTAAATCTTCTGATCAACAAAAAGTTAATACAATACAAAATAAAGTGATGGGCATATACAATGCTAGTCCTTTTAAAAATCAAGCTACAAACTTTGATACACAAGCAATAATACGAGGTGTTTTGACTGGAAAGATACCTCAAAACATACAAAAAGAAACCGACACTAAAGAGGAAACAAAAACAGATACCAGTGGTATAAAAATAAAAAAAATAAATTAAAGGTAAAACATGGCTAAATATGAAGTTGAATTACCAGATGGATCTAAATATGAAGTTGAAGCACCAGATAACACAAATAATGATCAAATTATAAGTGCTCTTCAAGCAGAATTAGCCAAACAAAAAACAGAAACTATAAGTGAAGATCAAGGTGGTCTTGAAACTCCACAAAAAGTAGAAGAAACAACTTTTGGTGACATAGCACAAGGAGTTGGATCTGGTCTTGCTAGAGGTTTGGTGGTAGAGCCTACTAAAACTGTTTTTAATCTCATGGGAGATTCTGAAAGAGCAGATAAGGTAGAAAAATCTTATAACAAATTTCAAGAGTACACTGGTCTTACTCCAGAGTCTGGTGGTGGTAAAATAGCAGAAAGATTATCTGGTTTTTTAGGCTCTTTTTTAGGATTAGGAAAAGTAGCTAAAGTTTTTAAAGTAGCTCAAAAACCTTTAAAAATAGGGCAAAGATCCACGGTTGCTAGAAGAGTAGAACAAGCAGGCAGAACTAGTATAAGAGGAGGAGCAGCTGAATTTTTATCCTCACCAGATAATGCAGTAACATTATCTGACAGTTTTGATGCATTGCCAGATGCCTTGAAAACAGATAATGAAATTAAAGTTAATTCAATAGATGAAGCGAAAAGAAGAATATCGAACAAATTAAAACTAGGTGCAGAAGCCACTGCATTTGGTTTAGCGGTCGAAGCTGCATTTCCTATTGTAGGCGCTGCCGCTAAAACAACTTTACAAATTCCAGGTATCCCATCTATTTTACAAGCAGTAAGTAAAGGCTTTTCTTTCTTAGGTTCTACAATAAATAAAGGTTTGGGTCGGTTACCAGAAAAATATTTTGCTAGTAAAGGAGTAACTCCTAGTGAAGTTTATGAACAACTTGCAGATATAAAAGGCATTACAAAATTAGACGCAGATAAAGTTGCAGCTAATATAGCTGGATTTGAAAAAGAATTAAATAAAGTTGTTAATGGTCAAAGATTATTTGGCAGAGGCAGACTAGGCATTAATCAAGCACACAATAATTTGTATGATTTTTTAACAAATAGAAATTCAACAGCTTTAGATTCTTATGGGAATGCAGTTAAAACGGCTGCAACAAATATGAGGAAACATATTGATGATCTATCAACACAATTTAGAGATGATATTCAGACTAAAATAAATAGTGGTGAATTAGATGCAAATTTTGGAAATCAACTTATTAATACAATTAACGAGCAACAAGGAGAGTATATAAGAAGAACTTATGAAGGTGCTTTTGCTAAAGGTGAAACATTAACTCAAATTAGAGCAAAACCAGAATATTCAGCCGCCGTAAGAAAAATAGCAGCTAGTTTTCCAGAGGACGAAAATGCAACTGTAAGAGCAACAGAAATAGTAGAAGATATTATAAAAGAGAATTCTGTTAATGGTGGTATAACTGCAAATGAAACAATGAAAAAAACCGCTTTGGCATTAAGACAAGGTCCTCAACTGGTTGGACAAAAACCTTTATATGAAGTTTCAGAAGGTCTTTTAAAAAAAAGAAGTGCCTTTTTAGATAGAGTGCCAGAACTTAGAAAATTATTAAATGAAAAGACAGATCCTTTAAATATCTACACACAAACAATAGAAGACATGTCTATGACACTAAACGGAAGTCGTTTATACGCTGGATTATCGAATCAAATGAAAGTTAATGCAGATGAAGGAATAGCTTCTTTAAGTGGAGGTGGTAGACCTTTAATTATTTCTGGTGAAAATTTAACTGATCCTAACTCAATAAATTTTTTAAAACAAAATGGTTATGTTAAATTGGGAGAATATGTTCCACAAAGAGTGCCAGGTTCTGTTTTAGATGAAGCAGGTGGATCTGAATTAACACAAGAAGTTGCAGAAAAACTGTCTGTGTTTGGAGGTAAGTATGGAAACTTATCTGGCGATTATGTTGCTCCAGAGATATATAATTCTTTAACGATGGGTCTTAGAGGTGATGGTATTTTTAACACAGTGTGGGGTGCTTCTCTTCAATTAAAAGGTTTAGCACAAATGACTAAAACTGTGTATAATCCACTTTCACAAATTAGAAACTTTAACTCTGGTGTATTTTTTATTGGAGCTAATGGAAACATCATGAGAAACATGAACTTAGGTGAATCCATGGCGTTGTCTTTTAAACAACTTCAAAATTTATCTACACAAGAACAAAAACAATTTTTTGATTTAACTGCCAGACTTGGCATAAGAGATGAAAACTTAGTTGTCAATGAATTTAGAGAGTTAATAAAAAATGAAGGTAAGGACTATGGTATTTTAGGTTTAGTTGATAAAATACCTGGAGCAAAACCTTTACAAAGATTATATACTGGCACAGACACTTATTGGAAAACAGTAGGTTTTTTAGCAGAAAAAGCAAAATATAGTGCGGCTTTTAGAAAAGCAGGCATACAAAACATAGATGGTATAACTGATGATTTAATCAAAGCTGGAATAGCTAAAAGACAAAAAAATCAATTAATTAGTGATATAGATGGTTTAGATGTTTTAGCTGGTGATATTGTAAAAGACACAATGCCCATTTACAGTCGTGTTCCAGAGGTGGTGAAGAAGATAAGAAGAGTGCCTTTCTTTGGTGCTTTTGCATCTTTTCCAGCAGAAATAATTAGAAACAGTACTAATATTTTATCAAGAGGTGTAGATGAATTAGCTTTTACTGCATCTCCAGAGTTAATTTCAAAAATAGGTAGTCAAGCCGCAAAAGAATTACAAAAACAAATAAGAGCAATAGGAGCACAGAGATTGACTGGTTATATCTCTTCTGCATATATTGTTCCTAAAGCTGCTGTCATGACTGCACAAAAATTCACTGGTGTAACTGATGAAGAGCTAGAAAAAATTAGAATACACGCATTACCAGAATATATGTTAGGACACAATATAATGCCTCTTTCTGGTGTTAAAAAAGATTCTAGAGGAGAGTATCAGTTTGAATATGCAGATCTAAGTTACATGATGCCATATGATTTTGTATTACAACCTGCAAGAGCTGCTTTAGATGTTTACAACAAAAAAGGATCTTTAGATGTTCAAGATGTCGGAGATGTAGGACTTGCTATTTTTGAAGCATTTAAAAACTTTTCTGAACCTTTTGCTGGTGAGTCTTTGTTTGCAGAAAGAATTATTGATGTAACACCAGGTCTTAGAGATGGAAGAACATCTATGGGTATAAAAATTTACGACAGAGAAGATTCTGCTGGGACTAAAATGAAAAAAAGAATTGCTCATGTTTTAAATGCTTTTAATCCTGCTATTTTAGAACAAACCATTTTTAAACCCGTAGCAGTAGGACCTGGAGGCAGATTTGATATTGAGCAAGGCAGAATAGGTAAAGCATTTACAGAGAAACTAACTGGAGAAGTTGTCCCTAGTAAAAGTGGTATAGTGTACGATGCACCATCTGAAGTCTTAACTGCTTTTACTGGGATAAGAGGGTTAAAAGCCAACTTAAATGATTCACTATATTATGGCGCTAAAGAATTTACCAGAGGTAGAAATGGTATAAAAACAACTTTAAACGCTTTTATAGATGATGCAAATATAACAGAGGCAGATTTAATTCAAGGTTATAAAGATGGGAATGAAACTTTATTTAGATTGCAACAAAATTTATATGCTAAAATAAAAGCATTAAAAGAAGTAGGAATGGATGATACTACCATATTTAAAGTTATGAAACTTCAAGGCAAAATGAGTGAAAAAGATTTTGAATTTATTTCTCAAGGTAAATTTGCTCCCTATTCAATTAGCAGAGACATGATTCAAGACTTTTATAACACTAGAATAATTTCAAATGAACCAGTTGTAGCCAAAGAGTTTCCTACAGTAGAATTAGGAAAAATATACGATGATTTAAATGGTAAATCATTAGAGGTCAGTGGTGTAGATGAAGCCATGAAATCTGAGTTTGATTTCCCCGCCGAAACAACTTTATTTGGAAAAGCTAAAAATGTAGGGAAAGTAACACCACCTCCTCCTAAGAAAACAACCACGACCACAACAAAGCCAATAAATAATATGAATACAAATACTATTTCTGATATAATAGGAACTGCAAATAAAATGGTTCCAGGTCTTTTAGGAAGTAATCCCATTGATGCAGCAAAGAATATGGAAATATTACAAAGGAGAAATCAGTGAAACTATCAGCTCACTTTAGTTTAACAGAGTTTACAAAATCACAAACAGCAGAACGCAAAGGTATTGACAACACACCAGATGATAACCATATAGAAGCTATGGAACAGTTGTGTCACGCTGTTCTAGAAGAGATACGATATCACTTTCAAAAACCCATGGTTATTAACTCTGGGTATCGCAGTCCCG